AAAAGAGGGACGTTTTGATGATACTAATAAAATGTTTGTTAAACCTGAAAAATTTGACTGTCAGGTTACAACTCAAGATGCTAAACATTGGGCACCAATAATACTAAAAGAGATAAAATAATGGCTTACGAGCATAAAATATCAGATTTAAAGTATAGAATCAATGATTTAGTACCAATAAATGTGTGTCGAAAAATAATAAAAATATTTAAAAAATATCCAGAATTAACTTTAACAGAAAATAGCTATAAATATCAAACTGAAAAACAGGAAACTGATAATTTTAGATGTTTAAATTTATCTATAATAGAAAACCCTAATGAAGATATCTTATATGCTTTAAATGTAACTAAAAAATATATATCAATAATGATAGCCAATTATGTACTCCATATTAAATCTAAAAAAATATCTCCTACTTTCAATGATAAGTTAATTAATCATAGTTCAAATATTAGGATATTAAAATATGATGTAGGTCAATGTATTAAAGACCATACTGATGTTGGAGGAACTATAAGAGCTTCTTGTACTTTAAATTTAAATGAAGATTATGAAGGTGGAGAGTTTAGATTTTTTGATGGGAAAATAAAAGAAACATTTAAAACTGGAGACGCTATGTTATTTCCAGCAGAACCTATTTGGATTCATGGTACAGAACCCATAATAAAAGGAACACGTTATTCAATTAACTGTTTTTTAAATTCATGAAATTAATATATTCAATACCCGATAAACTTTATTACATACAAAATTTTTTAGATTATCCGACTTATAAACAATTACACTACGATGTATTTAAAAGTAACTTAATTAATTTACAATCTACTAAAAAAACTTGGGACAAAAGATTAAATTATGGTTACAAAAATTTTGTTGAAAATACATCATTAGACACGAAATACAAGCCTCTTCAAAAAATTAAGATATTATTAGAAAATAACCCTTTTCATAAAATTAAAGTCACAGACTATAAACCATTAATTCATTCTATGAAAAATAATTCTGGTATTAATTGGCACAATGATTATAGGCATATTTATGGTATAACGTATTATATTAATAGAAGATGGAATTTAAAATTTGGAGGGGAATTTTTATTTACAGATGAAAAAGCTAATGGTTTTATTCCTTTAGTGGGTAATTCATTAGTTATTATAAAAGCTCCACTAGATCATAAAGTAACACCTGTCATGAAACCAGTGGTTCCTAGAAAAACAATTCAAATATTTATACCCAAAGAAGAGGAAAAAACAAATGTTAAGTGAAAATGAATTCGATATTGCCGTAAAAAATAATTTTATAGAACATGAATTATATCAATTAATTTATAACAAAATTCCTTTTTATGTATATGGGGAAAAATTTAAGTATGACTATCCTTCTGGAAAATCTGATATCTCTTATCAATCAGAACATTTATTCTATGGAGCAATAGTTGAAAAAAATATATCTGATTACATAAGAAAAAAATGTGAAAAGTTATATAATAAAAAATTTAAAGAAAATTACACCGCATACACTATGGTAACGAGAACTACTCCTATGGTTCATAATGATATAAGTGAGGATTGTACTCATCAAGTAATTGTTTATATAAGAGGAGATGAAAGTTTACATAGAGGGACAGGTTTTTATGTAAATAATAGTAATAATAATTTTGAATTAAATACTCATATAGGATTTAAACAAAATAGAGCAATTTTTTGGGAATCTTCTCATTACCATAGTCCCTTAATATGGAATGATGATAACAAAAGTAAAAGATTTTCAATTATAGCTCAATATAAAGAAAAAAATAATTAAATATGGATTTAAAAATTAATAGAGTGATTAAAAATTGGAAAAACGTCCATAAAATAAAATATACAAAAAACTATGTAACAAATCATGCTAGTCCAGGGAGAAGATTTGCTAAACAAAATCCAAATATAAAATTATGGAAAGAAGCTTTTAAACAATTTAATTTATTTCCTGTACGTGAAGACCCCTTTTACGGAACTCTTTTAATGAATCACTATCTAGATGGTAGTTTTACACATCCTCATCAAGACAATGCGGAAGAGGGGTATGCACATATTAGAGCTAATGTAATGATAAAAAAACCTAAATATGGTGGGGATATAATAATAGACAATAAATTTCATTTAGTAGAAATTAATGACCTATGGTTGGTAATAGCTTCTATGGAAAAACATGCATCTATGCCTATAAAAGATGGAGAGAGATTAATATATTCTTTCGGAGCTAGTATAAAAAAAGAAGAAATACAAAAAATAATTAAATATGCAATTTAGATTTATAGAACTAATGGAAACCGAAAAATTTCAATTTTTAAGAATATATAAAAACGGTAATTCAAGCGTGATTAATTGCATACAAGAAAATTTTAAAAATAAATTTTTTACAACTTCAAGACCGGCTATAGATAAGCCTAGGTTTGCAATTATTAGAGACCCTTATGAAAGATTTATATCAGGATTAATTTATGATTTAAAAAGACACAATATACATATCAAAGATGTTAAAATAGATAAATTATTTACGACAAATGAAACACATATTCAAAATATTATTACTGGAAATATTAATCATAGTGCTTCTCAAATACCTTATTTAATGAATACAGGTATTACCCATTATGTGGACATAAAAGATTTAGATTTATTTTTAAAAATGCATTTTAATAAAAGTTTAAATAATAATAGTACTGACGTAAAAAAAGAAAAAATTGAAAAGTATTTAGATAAAAATGAAATAATAAAATATTTACATTTAGATTACTACATTTATAATTCAATTATAAATTCTCCCTTTTTATGGGAATGGCAACACGGTAAAATATTTTAAAAAGAAAACTATTGATGATACCTACTATATAAATAAAGGGAAAAGTAAATGAATGAAAAAACAGTTAACATAGATAACTTTATTGGAGTGTATGATAATTACATTACTGAAGATGAATGTAATAAAGCCATTCAAATATATGAGAATCAAAATAAATTTAATAATACAATAAATAGAATAGGTTTTGAAAAAGCCTCTATTTTGCAAAAACAAGATCAACAATTTTTTGCAGGGGAAAATAATTTAGACGTATGGTGGGAAACTTTAAAACCCATGATGTTTAATTTTGATATAGCCTTAAAACATTATGTGGAAAATACTGGAGCTGCTAATGCTTATGGAGTTCCATTTAATTTCACAAGTTTAAAAATTCAAAAAACTTTACCTACAGAAGGTTACCATGTTTGGCACATAGAACATGGAAAAGGGTTTGACAATGAAGCACGTGCTTTTGTTTTTTCTATATATTTAAATGATGTTGAGGATGGAGGAGAAACAGAATTTTTACATTTTTCAAAAAGAGTAAAACCTAAAACAGGTAGAATAGTTATTTGGCCTGCAGCATTTCCTTATGTTCATAGAGGAAATCCTCCTTTATCAGGGGAGAAATATATTTTAACTTCTTGGATGATGTTAAGATAATTATAAAACATGAAATTAAATAATAAAACAATATTAGATTATAATTATTTAGATAAACAAAACAATCCTTTTCAAGTAATGATGGATTGGGAAAAACCTTATATGGAAAAATGTGTAGACATTTTAAAACCTCATGGTGATATATTAGAAATAGGTTTTGGTATGGGTTATTCTGCAACCGCTATCAATAAACATAGATTACGTTCATACACTGTTATTGAAAAAGATGAAAATGTTATAAAAAATTTTAAAAAATGGAAAAAAAAACAAACAACAAAAAAAATAAATTTAATAAAAGGAATGTGGCAATTTAAAATACCTTTTACTAAAAAATTTGATTGTATATTTTTCGATGATTCTCCCTCAAATGAAATAAAACTACATCAAGATAGGTTTAATCTTTTTTTAAAATTAATATTAAATCATGTTAAATATAATACAGTACTAGTCTCATATGCTACTGGAAAAAACAAGTTAATAGGCTACTTAACTAAACATTTTAAAATGAATACTTATCCTTATCGGATAACAATACCTTATAACTGTAGGTATGCTAAAGGAAATTATATGTATATAAATAAAATAACTTTTAGAAAAAAATTATAAATTTAATAAAAAATTAAGAAGAATAAGAAGTAGGTCTTGCACCTAATCTAATAATTTTCTCAGCTTCAGTTTCTGTGTGAGTAAGTTCACCCTCTGAATCATACGTATTACTATTGTTATTATCCCAATCAGATTGTAATTGATCTAAGTGTGCTAAATCCCATTTAGATGAAAACTGAGATATATCTCCAATGTTTGCACCAGCATATGATGAATTAGGTGTTTCATCTCTGTATTCTACTTCGTCAGAAGTAGTTGAGGTTCCATGTTGAATAGCCCAAATATTTAAAAATTTAGAATCAGACCAAAAAGCATCATCAGATATACTATAACTTGCAGCACTGTCACCACTTTGTTTAATAATCGTCTTATCTTCAAATACCACTGTCCAATTTGCGTTTGTTGTCATTTTTTCTCCTAAGTTTTTATAATGTAAATTAATGCTAAATAAGGTTGAAGCACAGAAGTTGCATCACCTGAAAAGTTTGCACTCATATTGTGAGAGTGAGATGACCCTGAACCGGAATTATTTGTATTAGCATTTTGAGTCCCACCTCTATAATTGATCTGACCAAAAGGAGCTAATGATGGATAAGTTACAGTTGCTCCAGGTCGGCTTATACCATGACTATGAGAAGCAAGTTGTGCTGTTGATAAAGTTGCATTAGCTGTTGAACCACCAACGTTTCCAGTTGCTGCTACTGTATTTGCTCCACCTGTTGAACCTAAAGCTTTACTTCCAGATTTACCAACTGGTGTATTGTCTTGTAAATTAGGTGTATTGAAAGTTGATGAACCATCACCTGCACCATAAGTAGTACCTACGATTCCAAATAGAGTTGCATAAGTTGATCTTGAAACTGCTGCACCATCACATTCTAAGAATCCAGATGGAACTGATGCTGAAGACCATGGAACAATCGTTGCTGCTGGAATACCTTCTATACCTGTAAGGTTTGCTCCATCAAAATCATATTTAGTTGCTTCGTAATTTGCCATATTATTTCTCCGTGTATGTCCATCCTGTTGTAGCGTCTCCAGAATATACTAATCCAAAAGCTGCACCTTGTGTATTAAC